CAAAAGATTGACTTGGACTACAACATTGAAACCATGCGTATCACAGATCCGGGCGAGGATGCAGGGGCAGTTAACTCATTCCGTAAACCTGACATTTTAGCCAACATCAAAACACAAAGTCGAATGACCGCACCTGCAGAAGAAGAAATCGTAGAGTCTGGTAAAATAACCGCTGACGTGCAGAGTGCCAAACTAAAACAGTTGTTGGGGAAGATAAAGACCGCATGAACCAAAAAGTCTTGGATACTGCCACTCAACTCAGACCGGATTTATGGTCTATCGAAGAAATCTTGTTTGAGGATGAATTAAATTATCTGTTGTCTGCCATTGAAAATGAAACAGATTGGATCAAAATTGATGGACAACAAACTCTCAACAGAGAACAAGTCGCCTGGAAACCGGATGGAATATGCGATTGGCTCTGGTGTAAGTTATCAGAATTAGATTTTTCAAGATTTGGTTTAAAATTTCGCACTGCGATGATCTGGAAAGATCAAGCCGGGTATAAAATTGACAATCATGTTGACAATGATCAAGTCACGGCCGCCATGCAAATTTATCTCAGCGAAGACCGTGCTGATCTAGGAACTTGGTTTGAAAATTCTGTGGAAATAGCTTTCAAACAAAATACCGGCTACATTATGCATAATAGAAACAGATTGATTCATGGCATGAAGAAATCTGTGCCTGACAATTACTCACGCCTGAGTGTTTATGCTCTATTTGATCGTCTTTGATCACGACAAAAACAAAGGGTAAAAATGATTGCGTATAAAGACATCAGAGATGTTCATTTAGAAATCTCTAGCCTTTGCAACGCCAGTTGTCCTTGGTGCCCAAGAACATTCTGGGGGTATCCCTACAACGGCGGGTACCCCGAAACCAATCTTAGTTTAACACAAGCTCGACATATATTTCATCCTGAGTTTTTACAACAGTTGACCAGTATTCGTATCAACGGCAATTTTGGTGATATCGTTATGAATCCAGAAGGGCCGGCAATAGTAGACTATTTTTTCTCTCACAATCCAGAACTTGCAGTAACTATCAGTACCAATGGTGGTGCTAGAAACAAAGATTTTTGGACTAGACTGGCACGTACACCAGCTACCGTACAATTTTGTTTAGATGGGCTCGAGGACACACATCATCTTTACCGACAAAACACGCAATGGTCCACGGTTATTAAGAATGCCAAAGAATTTATCAGTGCAGGCGGATATGCTGTTTGGAGTATGATTCCATTTGATCACAATAGACATCAAATTGATGCCTGCAAAAAAATAAGCCAAGACCTAGGATTCAAAGAGTTTGAATTAAAAAATGATGGACGTGATACTGCGCCGGTGTTTAATCAGCATGGCCATTTAGTTCATGTCATGGGCAACTACACAGGTGAACGCAACTTTGAGACTTTGTTGCACAAGAAAAAAACAGACACTGTTTTACTACAAGACATCACAACTAATCGAGTTCCTGCGGCATCTATCAGCTGTGAAACAAAAAATCTTAAATCCATTTATGTCTCAGCTGCTGGTGATGTTAGCCCATGTTGCTACACAGGTTTTTATCCTAAGACATATGGTGCCGGACAATATCATCAAGCGGCCAATGCACAGTTGATTCCACTAATAGTTAAAAACAATGCTTTAGAATACTCCTTGCAAGAATGCGTAGAATGGTTTAAATCTGTTGAAAAATCGTGGAAAATACCAAACTATGAACAAGGACGTTTGGTTATTTGTGATGACAACTGTGGCCAAAACCAATAAATAATAAAAAGGTCCTGGCCCAAAATGCAGAAAAAAACAAAAAGTCTATTAGAAGAATTAGATGCCATGTACATCCAGCGCGATCAGCGCCATGTCATAGAAAACCGTGCCAGCAACGTGATTGCCAGTGCCATACGTTTGATGGAGCAGATTGATGAAACCTATCCTGAAGAACAGGCTGAAAATTTAAAACGCAAACTGCTCAATGCTATCAATCAGCGTGACCCTGGCAAATTTACTCGCACAGTAAGGCGCACTGATGCAAATCTATGAAGTAACTCAACGTCCGGTTCAAGAAGGCTTGCTAGGCGACATTGGACGTGGACTGGTGTCAGCCGCAGGTGGTCCAGACCTACCACAAAGCCCAGGCAACGCGGCCAAAAGTGCGGCCAAAAGCGCAGCGGCTTTGAGCAAACAAGGCTATGGCCCAGGAGGGTCAGCCTTGCCCTCATCCAACTGGGCAGACAAATACCAGACCTTGCAAAAGGACCCAGCCGTGGGCCAGTATATAAATTCGATCATGCAGGGTTGGAGCAAGCAGATGGCCCAAACTCAACAACAACAACGCCAGGCAAGTCTGGCACAACCATCGTCGCAGGCTGTAACAACTGTTGCTCAACAAAGCTCACCACAACCAGCCACACAATCAACTGCCTCGTCGACCGCTTCCAAGGCACGACCGACTTATGGCAAACCTGGCACTACTGTGAGTTTTGCAGGACAACGTCAAAAGCCTTTGGATCCCAACAATCCCAAAGATGCACAGATTTTGGCGCAACTTAAAAAACAGGGCAAACTACAGGAAGCAGTACAAATGAATGCGGCGGATTATAAGAATGCATTCCAAGACTGGACAGATCAGCAACTGGCCAGTAGAGACAGCCGTTACAATGCTATCACCATGAACGACGTTAGAAAACACGTGCCAAACATTGCCGCCGTATTGGAAAAAAAATTAAATGATGTGGTCAAAGCACGTGGCACACCACAGGCCGACGAAGCTATTCGTGCGTACTTACAAGTGGCCATAGCAGGGGTACAAGCACGCAGTCAGTCATTGAAAAATGAAGAACCTCAAAGCAGTCTATCTGCTGCCAGTCAAGCTCAAAGTCAGCAAGGTGCTGTTATGCAAGCTCTGACACAGGCCGGAGTTAATCTAAACCCTATCAAATCAGTGACCAACAAATTTAAATCCAATCAAGCTCGATCCACTGGCAATGCAGAAGTTGACGCTATGTTGCAAAGAATGGGAGTGCAAGTGCGATGAACATTTTTGAAGGTGGCAACGTATTCAAAGATGCCGACGGCCGTAGCCTGACCCAACGCATCAACCAGACTGATGTCAAACCTACCTTGGCCTGGTTGGAAGAATTGCTTCCGGGCCTGGATCTACAAAACAACACACTTGGTAGCACTGGTATCAAAGACACCAGTGGTGATTTAGATATCGCTGTAGATTCTACCCGGGTAACCAAAGAACAGTTAGAAACGAGACTCAAACAATGGGCCGCCAGTCATGGATTCAAACCCGATGAGTGGGTTCGCAAAAGCGGCACAGCAGTGCATTTCCTTACACCTATCACTGGTAGACCAGAACAGGGCTACGTGCAAACTGACTTTATGTTTCTTAAAAACGTGCCATGGTCAAAGTTTGTGTTGGGTGCCATGCCTGCGGATTCCAAGTACAAAGGCAAAGAACGCAATGTGCTCATGAACAGCATAGCCAAGAGCATGGGCTACAAACTCAATCAAATCTCTGGCATAGCAGATCGTACCACAGACAAAATTATCACCGATGATCCAGATGCTGTGGCCAAACTACTGCTCAATAAAACAGCCACCCGGCAAGACCTAGCTTCGGTGGAAAGCATACTACAAGCACTCAGCACCGATGCTCAACGTGAATCTAAACTGGCCGACTTCCGCGAACACATGAAGCGCGAAGGCCTGCCATTCTTGGAAAGTGCAGAATTGTTCAAACCTGTAACTGATGTGCATTTCTTGGCCAAACTGAGAGACAGGATTGTAAATCAAGGCATGACGCCCTTGATCGAATCCACTTTGATGGAAGCCGAAGCAAGGATTCCACACATAGAAGATCTGGTGTTTGATCGCGGCACACGTGGTATAGAAGAAGCCATGGCCATCATACGTGCAGCCGCCGAGGACACACGCCGAACCACCACAGTCAAATGGGATGGCAAACCCGCTATTATCTGGGGCCGCGACGAACAAGGTCGTTTTGTTCTCACAGACAAGAGCGGATTTGGTGCCAAAGGTTACGAGGGCCGTGCTACCAGTATACAGCAGTTGGCTGGTATCATGAATCAGCGTGGCGGGGAACGTGGTGAGTTGATAGGCATTTATGCTAAACTATGGCCCATGCTGGAAGCTGCCACGCCTGAAAACTTCCGCGGATACTTGCAAGGCGATCTGCTGTACACTGAAACTCCACCTGAAGTTTCGGGCAACTATGAATTCAAACCCAACTTTGTGGAATATCGCATTCCGGCCGCCAGTAAATTGGGACAGGCCATTGGCAACAGTGAAGTGGGCATAGCCGTGCATACCCGATACAAAACTGCCGATGCCGCAGCAGAACCCATACGCAGTGCAAATCTAGATCCAGTGCCGGGCTTGCTCATAATTGAGCCCACGGTCAAAGACATCAAGAATGTCACACCCAACAAAAAGCTCGTAGATCAACTGCGTGCAGTGGTCAGCTCTCACGGTGCTGACATCAACGGTTTGTTCAATCCTGCTGAACTTCGCGGTGCACAACTCAGTGACCTGCCTGCCTTGTGCAAACGCTACATCAACAGCAGGATCACCACTGACTATGAAAATTTATTGCCAGACTTTGGAGCTTGGTTGCAGAAAAACGTAACTCCAAGAAAATACAACAACATAGTGGAATACCTGCAGAGCCCCAGAAGCAACATGTCGGGCATCACAGCCGCATTCACATCGTTCTTGCTGTTGCATGAAATCAAGATGGACATGCTGGCACAGTTGGATCGCCAACAACCCGGACAAGAAGGCTGGGTC